GACTGGCCATAAAGTGGTGAAGCAATGTTAGTATCACTTAAACCACTTAAAGCTTGTGCAGGTAGATTCAAATAAGTGGTTGCACTTATTGTGGTTCCACTCAAACTACTGAAATAAAACCCTGCGTTTGCTGAATCACCAGACGTATTAATATAATTTGCATTAAGTGTAGCTAAATCCCAATGCACTGCTGAAGCTAAGTGATTACTAAAAGCAGAACTAAGGTTACTGTTAGTTGAAGTTAATACGTATGATTGTAATGATGCAGTAGTAGCGTATGTGCTACGTGCGTATGCAGTTGTTTCATATGAAGCTAAAGAAGCTGTAGTAGCATACGAAGCAAGAGAAGCAGTTAATGCATATGATTGAAGTTGTGCAGTTGTAGCATAATTACTTCTAGCGTATGCTGTTGTTTCATAAGAAGCTAGAGAAGCAGTGGTCGCATAGGGAGCTAAAGGAAGATTTAAATAAGTTGTAGCACTTATTGTGGTTCCACTTAAGCTACTGAAATAGAATGCAGCATTTGCTGAATCACCAGAAGCATTAATATAATTTGTGTTAAGTGTGTTTAAATCCCAGTGAACCGCTGAAGCCAAGTGATTATTAAATGCGGAACTTAAGTTACTATTAGTAGAAGTTAATACGTAAGATTGTAATGATGCAGTAGTAGCGTATGTATTTCTTGCATATGATGTAGTCTCATATGAAGCTAAAGAAGCAGTTAAAGCATAAGATTGCAATGCTGCGGTGGTCGCATAAGTATTGCGAGCATATGCAGTGGTTTCATAACTTTGTAACTGTGCAGTTGTTGCATAACCACCTAATGGAAGATTCTGGTAATCAGTAGCACTTATTGTGGTTCCACTTAAGCTACTGAAATAAAATCCTGCATTAGCTGAATCACCTGATGCATTGATGTAGTTTGTATTGAGGGTAGCTAAATCCCAGTGAACCGCTGAAGCCAAGTGATTATTAAAAGCAGAACTAAGGTTACTATTGGTTGAAGTTAATACGTAGGATTGAAGTGAAGCTGTAGTGGCATAGTTACCCCTAGCATAAGCAGTAGTTTCATAAGATGCTAAGGATGCGGTGGTTGCAAAAACTCCAGTCCCAGCAAGTGAACTAACATTAGTAGCTGTAGTTAAATACGGTATGGATGAAGCTATCCATTTAGTCGAACTCCATACTAAAGCATTCCCTGTTGATAAATTTAATGGATTTGAGACATCCAACAATCCGCTTAAGTAATTTGCAGATTGTTGGGGAAGTCCAACCCAATTAGTTGCACTTATTGTTACAGCAGATACATTGCCAACAAATATGGAGCTAGACTCAGCCAACCTTACTGGCTTTCCGGTGTCACTATCTATGTGAACTATAATTGGGTAGGGCTGTTCCCGAGGTCCGATAGACATATAAAATTATTCTTTTAATTACATTCCTGGTTTCTTAGACTTCTTCTTCTTTGGGGGCTCCTCAAATTCTTCCTCCTCATCTTCTTCTCCACCTTCCTCTGATTCATCACCAAAATCTTCTTCGCTTGATTCCTCTCCTTCTTCCCCTCCAAAGTCAGATCCTTCCTCAGATTCGGATTCTTCTTCCTCTGATCCTTCAAACTCTGACTCATCACCCTCTTCACTTTCGCCATCTAGTCCCATACCCATCTCATCCTTTAAAGTTGAGATTAGCATTTCTAGTTCTTTTAAATTATCAACAAGTTCATCTTTATCAGTAAACTCAACCTCTTCGCCTTCTTCCTCACCTTCCTCGCCCATACCCTCATCGCCCATCTCATCTTCCATTTCTTCTCCCTGAACTTCTTGGGCAGCTTCTTCAGCATCCATGGCTGGGACTTTTTCACCATCGGATTCTTGATCCATTAACTCAGATTCATCTCCCATACCAGCTAAGGCTCCCCCATCTGGTTCATACTCGCCCTCGCCAGCAGGCATTTCCTGCGCCATACCTTGAGCCATGCCTTGAATTGGACTTTCTCCTGACATCTGGGGTGCAGCCCCAGGCATTCCGCCGCCCATGTTAGCTTGAATCATCTTTAATACTTGTCCAATCTTGCCAAGATCATCGGCAACTTTGTCAAAGTTTAGATAACTCATTAAAGTAGTTTCATTTAGAATTGAAGTGTATTCACATTGTTCAAAGACTTCATTTAGGAAATCGGTAACGTCAATTGATTCTATACCAGTCTTCAATTTAAGAGTTTCTGAGAACTCATACAGAACTTTCTTCAATACTGAATTCTTTGGGCTTAATTTGGCCAAAGATTCAAATATTAGTATTTGCGTCTTAACAAGTGAATCAAAAGTTGGTGGATCAGTTAGATTTTGAATATTGATTCCATACTTTTCATTTAATACATTAACTATGTGATTCTTTACAGGACGCTTAAATTCAAAAATCTTTGATACAAAATCTTTGATATCCTTCGTTGGGACAAGCTGCTTATCAACCAACAAATCCAAGTTACCTTCAACAAGATTAAATAACTGCTTCTTAGTTGCCATAGCAAAATAAGGCAGATCAGTTACAATCTCAGCTATCAGTTGCATCAAATTTTCATTTGATTCATAAATGTATGAAGGTAGCTTTTGAATCTTATCATTAGTTAACCAAATCGTATCTAAGTTTTGCTTTGATTCTATAAGTTCCTTAGCAATTAGTTCTTGCTTGCAAAGATGATCATACAGAGTATGATTTATAGCTAAAGGAATTTCATACTTGCTGCTCTCAGTCAAAGATTCATAATTAAGTTTAGGAAGATTAAATGACTTAGAAATTACAGAAGAAAGTTTAATCGTATTCCTAATCTCTGGAATATTTATAAAATTATCAGATTCTTTTAATAATTTTACAAGATCATCTTTAAGCTCTACAACTCGTCCGAACTCAGGAGTTGTAGTGATCTTCATACGCTCATCGAATCTTTGGCACTTTTCCTTGAGTTTATTTTGTATCTTATTAAAGTGTAGTCTAGTTTCCCAAAGATTTAATACTGATTCAAAACTTTCCTGAACCTTATCAAAGTCATTCTCAAGTATGTCGGCCAGGAAGCTACTAACTTTTTTATCTACTAATTTTGAATAAATTTGCTTATTTTCAAAGATTTCACAATCTTCTACTTTAATATTATTTAATTTTAAAGCAAATTTATCAAAATTACCTTTAATAACTTTACCTGATTCAGTAAGATAAGTTACTGAATCGTTATTAACAGAAAATAATTCGACATTCTCTCTTAAAGATCTGCCGAGGTAATCACCTAGTTTTACTAGGTTAAGGAACGTTTTATTACGTGACTCAAATAAGTTAGTTAACATATTAAACCTTTATCACAAGTATCTAGGGATTTTTAAACATTAAATTTTATTTAATTCTCGATCTAAGGATAAATCTTCAACAATTTTAATTGCTTCTTCGCTTAATCCTTCAGCCAACATTAGTTTCTTTAGCTCAGAGTAATCAACAACTTCCATTTGCGGGCTCTCAGTAGGAGGTTGATTTTCAGCAGGCTCTTGGCCTCCTGCTGCACCTGGAGGTGCTCCGGGTGGACCACCAGCGCCCATTCCTGGGGCTCCTGGCGCACCTGGGGGTGCTCCCATTGGAGTTCCTGGTGGCATACCTGACATCATTGGACCAAAGATTGGATCTTTTGCATCCTCCTCAAGTCGGGACTTAAGCTCTTCTATCTCAGTTTCATTCATTTGATAGTATTGCTTATACAAGTATGCAACTGGGAATATATTCAGGCCCTTTACAGCTTGAACAACTCTAGCTTTTTGTTCATCAATATCAAGCTGTCTCTTAGCAGCCATGTCGGATGGCTCAGGCAACGTAATCTTTAGCTTAGACACAGCTAGAGGTGGGAAACCCTTAATTAAAAGATGTCTCTTAGCTACGGTCTCTAATCCAATTTGAATGCATTGTTGAACTCGGATGATTACTCTAGCAAACTTAACATCTAATTGGCTTAAGTTAGCTTTACGTTCTGGAGATTGCTCCTTTTCAACAATGTAGTCCTTGGGAATCTTAAGAGTGGCTAATAGCTTATCTCGGAAATACTTAACGTCATCTACTTCGCCAAGATTCTCAGCACCCTTCAAAGTTTCAATTCTAGTGCCAGAGCCTTTACCATTTACAGCAACGAAGAAATCTTCATCCTGGCTTATTGGATTAAATCTTGCATCAATTTCGCCAGTTTGACGATTGTAGTATCTTTCTTTTTTAAATTTATTCTTTTGCTGATCAATGTAATGTTCAGCTTTTGAAGCTGGCAAGTTACCAGTATCCATGTAGAAAATACGACGCTCTGGCGCTCTTGAAAGGCGGTAAATAAGCATCGCGTCTTCCATCATCTTCAATGATTTATAAACGGCTCTAGCAGCAGCAGCGATTGATTTACCATAAGGATAGTAAGTTGGGTCTGAGGTAAATAATCTAAAATGCACTATTTGATTTTTATCTAACGGAATAACAATTTTCTGTCCCGTCGTGGAACCAATTTTTCCAAAAATAGTTTGATCAGTTTGCAATGGAATTTCTTGCAAAAAGTCTGTTAGAATACCGTGATTATTTTCTATACGATAGATGTAGTTGGGATCAAGAATCTTAATTCTTTGAATTCCACGAGATATATTCTCTACATCTACAACTAACTCAATAAAACAATCACCATACTTTACCGTATTTCTGGTGATGTCCCAAAGAAACTGATGAATTGAAACATCTTCAAAAAATCTTTCAATTTCTTCTTTAATTAATTGATCGTCAGTGTGAACTTCCCACTTAGTTCCATCTAAGTTATCCTGAGTAGAATCGTCTGCATAAATATCAAATGCAGCCGCAACCTCAGGATAATCATCCATGTCTTCAAACTCCTGATATCTGCGTCTACGCTCAAGCTCCTCTTCATTAACGGGAATTGTTTGCGTAGCTTTAAATGGAGATATACTGCCCAGTGGAGTTCTTCTTAGTAAAGTATCACCCTCGTGTGGGTGTGGCTCAGGTGGAACAATCTCTAGCTGCTGAGTTCCAAGCTGATCTATCTTAGGTTCTTGCCTTCCAGAAAGGAATTTAGCAAAAAACTTACCAGTTCTTCCTATTGGATAATACCAGGAACCGAACCAACTAGAGATACTTCCTCTACTTGGACTAAATTGAGTGTAACCTTCATTTAACTTAATAGCCATTTAAGATCTTCTTCGTGGATTGATCCACCAGGGGTTCTAATATAGTATTTAGACTGGGAAATAGGCAAATTAAATTTATTATCATCATTAGGTCTATGTTGAATCATAGGTGTATTGCCAATTAATTGATTAAATCCAAATACAGCGAAGGCTAATGCCATAATTAAATCATCATGACAGTTAACATCGGCAGTATATCTACCCACTTCATCAATAATAAAAGTTAAAAGTTCATCAATTGTGCGCTCAGAATTAATTTTAATTTTATTTAATCTTATTGCTTCATCCAATTGAACTAACATTTGACGCTTATTTGCGTCTGCAACTTGAATTCCAGGCTCATGTTTATCGTCCATAAACATGTTTTCATACTGTTCAATCTCTTTAATCTGGTAAATTAAGTTGTGTCCAATTAAGTTACGTTCAGGAATAATGTAAGCCTCATTATATTCTCTTGCTATCTGAACAAGCATGTTGGCAAACTCATTGATTGGGGTGCGGTCAGATTTAAACTCCGCAACCTGTTCGCCATTATAAAGATTAATTACCTGAGCTACAGATGAGTCAAGACCACGACCAATAGAAGTATCCACGCCGATAATATAATCAAATCTCGGATCAGGTCCTTTCCAGACCCTGAGT